CAATGACCTCTCAGATTGTGGGTCAGGCATTGGCTCCTGTTAACCAAGTGCTCGCAGGATTGCAGAGCGAGGTGGCAGGTATCAAGTGCAAGTTGCCTGAGACTGTGACAACTCCTTATAGCCCCTTCACAGCGGTGCCTAATTGTATCGCTGCACAATATGGGCTTTACGGCTTGAATGGTTTGAACAACGCTGGTTTCTGGGGTTAAACTAAGAAAGGAGGCTACTATGGTATGGATGAATCCATTTGCATGGGTGAACCGTAGAGGCTCGGCGGCTATCGCTTCACAGGGCGTGACGGTGAACACGGACAATGTTGTCTTCTCGTTCAGAAATCACGCCTTCGTGAATGCGAACTACAGGGGAACGATTTTCGTGAACCTGATGCAGTCGATTCCGACTGGCACCACAACAACGCTGCCTATCCTTTTCGAGACCAACGGCGTAACTCAGGCTGTGACTAAGTACAATGGTGAGGCTCTTACGGTGGCTGATATTCCTGGTACTGGCGTGTTACAGTTCTGGTTTGAGAGAGACACTAACACCCTTCAACTGATGACGGGAATTGTTTAACAAGATTGAATAGATAGGAGATTACATTATGTTTTCTGGACTAAGACAAAATTCATTGTTCTATGTCTTGGATAAAGGCGAGAACCCGACTTTGAGAATCGGACAGGTTGTTTCGGTAAGCAATCCGCAGACCAAGTACCCATCGTTTAACAATGGCTTCACGCCGCAGCCTATGGAATCTGTGGTAGATGTGAAAGTGAAAATTGGCGATGAGGAGGTGGACTTCAAGCAGTTGCCAGCCAACGGTCAGATAGCCAACGACAAGAACCTTGTGGTGAGTGAAAGCAAGGATGCGATGAGTGCGGAGGTGGATGCGATGCTGAGGACTTCGAGGGCGATACTGGAGAGCGTAGATTACCACGAGAAGGTTGTAAAGTCTTGTGAGGGAATGCTACTGCAACTCAACCCCCAGATAGCCAAGGAGAAGGAACAGGCTGAGAAGATTTCGAAGCTGGAGGGCAAGGTTTCTGGCATGGAAGGAAAGCTTGACCGCATGATGGGCTTGCTCGAAAAGGCTGTCAACAAGTAATCTCCTACTCTATCCATTCACTAAAGAATCTTTGAATTATGGTTATGATTGAGATTACGGAAGACAAGTTTGATGACTTGTACGAGAACATCGAGAGTATGCTTCGCTTCGGTGGCAAGGCTATGACTTGCCTTGACAAGATGAAACATGAGAAGGAAGACCGATATGGCGAGCGGAATCCGATGCCAGACTACCGTGGACGATGGAGACACGGCTATCGTGAGGATGAGAACTACGAGGAAAAGGAGAGACGTGAGCGCATGGAGCGTGATACGCCCGACTATCGTGGTGGTGGCTACCGTGGAGGTGGCGGATATTAACTAAGTAAAGGTTTGGTTCCGACATTAATGCCGGTGCCAAACTTTTCTTTTAAAGGATTACTATTATGAGAAAATACAGACAATCGCTGAATGCCTACGATTATCAGCCAGAGGAAATGAAGTCTTATCTCAGACACAATGGTTGGCACTTCAACAAGAAGATGTGTGGGTGGGCAGTGAAGCAAATGCGGAAGAATGGGAAACCTATCAAGCCGATGAGCAACGAGGAGGTGGAAGAACTTCTGCACAAGTATGAGATAGAGCTAGAGAATAACGTGGGGCACGATGCTTGCTACATCGCAAACATGTGCCGAGCCGATTTCTATGCTTCTTCGATTACAGACGAGAAGGCACTCGCTCAGTTTATCAAGGATTATGTGGATGACGAGGATCAGCAGGACGGATTCATCTTCAATCGGTTTTATGCGGACTGCTCGCTGAATGGTGTGGGCATTCCTTGGGATGAAATATTGTAAGCGATATGACTGAGCAGGAGATATATCTGGAGAGGTATGACTGGACAGTGCATGTACTATATGATGTGCGGTCTAGGGATGCCATGTATGTTAGAAGGTGTCTTCGGGATTTGGGATGCAAGGGCGTTCCTCTCGAAGATGCCTCTAATCTCGTGCTCAGAGGTGAGGCTAACAAGGGCTTGACTTATTCGAATGTCTCGAAGCGTGAGACGGTTGTGGCTATTGGATGGACTACTTCATCTGGCGAATATGCCAACAGCCTCAGCCACGAAATGCTGCATGGGGTGCAACATATATCCGAGAAATACCTTATTAATATGTATGGAGAAGAAGCTTGCTGTCTGATGGGTGAATTGATGCAAGCAGCTGAAAAGGGAAGATAATTAAAGAACTGTGCTTGGCATTGCTCCTTTAATGATTAATTATTTGCAGACTAAGCTATTAAAATTAATTTGAGGAAATTGTTATTATATTAAAATAAATTCGTATCTTTGCAACAAAAATAAGGCTTATGAAAAAGAAATTAAAGTATTATTCAGTTTATACAATTTTAAGTATTGTATGTATTATATGTGATAGTATGGTGGTTTATGCTTGCTACCAAAGTATAATAGAACATCCTGATAGTTTAATAATGAATATTTTTACATGTAGTTACGTTAGCATCATAGCTATTTTGTTAAATATTGCATTTTTCCTACAAGCTAAGGATTTGTTAAAACCTAGGAATGAATGTTTTATAGTTAAACTACCTGAAGTTGTGGAAAATGATAATTTTGAGTTTACTAAGCTAGACTTGTAAATTGGAAAATTAAAGAAATAAAGAAAGGAGTGTAATACTATTAACTACTACACTCCTTTCTAATATCATATCTACCTACTCAAACTTCGGCTCTTCATACACCAAGCCATGCTCATCTACGTAAGCCTTAGCTTCTGCGTATGTGTCAAACTCTACTGCGGTGGCTGTGTTGGCTGGGAATACCTCAGCGTTGTCACCTTGCTCTGTCAGAGGGAGAACCATCTTAGTTCCCTCGTGTACTACCTTGAATGGTTTTGTCAATTTGTTCATATCTTGTTTCCTTTCTATTACTTTTTTAATCTGTAAGTGGTATTATTGATACTGTATATCCCTTGTTCTGCAATGCTTGAACTGCGGAATCTGATGCTGAAGTTCTAGAGCCATTTGCTGTAATGGTCTTTTCCCAAGTAGCAGAACTGCTTGTGATTCCAACCTGACACTGGGCTAGGTCTTGCAGCATCTTATCTATCTTATCTATCTTTGGGTTACCTTCAATTGCTAAGATTTTAGATGATGATGGACGTGAACTCCAAGAAAAGCTGTTGTTATCTACAAATAACATAGTTAATGTAGCTGGCAATGTAGCTAAATCTCCAGTCACGTTGCTTTTTTGAAGATTAAGTACAGTTAGCTTACTAAAATTATCAAAGGTATTAATGTTACCTGAAACATTATGTAATTTACAATTTACTAACTGCGTCAAGTTCTTCAAGTTGGCAATGTCTCCAGTCACTTGCGTGTAGTATAAGCCTAAGGAGGTCAACTGCGTCAAGTTCTTCAAGTTGGCAATGTCTCCAGTCACTTGTGTGTTGTTTAAGCCTAAGGAGGTCAACTGCGTCAAGTTCTTCAAGTTGGCAATGTCTCCAGTCACTTGCGTGTAGTTTAAGCCTAAGGAGGTCAACTGCGTCAAGTTCTTCAAGTTGGCAATGTCTCCAGTTGCTGATGAATTAGGGTTTAGTAACTGTAAAAATCCCGTAGAATACTTAAGTCCTTCCAAAGAAAAGTGCTTATTGCCATTGTCGTTCGTGGTATTTTTTACCCAATCATTTAGTTTAGAAAAAGAATACTTATCTAAAACACATATATCACAGTCTGCATTTGATACATATACAGAAGTTGATATATCTTTTAAGACTGTAAGAGTTTTACCTAAGTTTACACTTAAGTTCTCATCTGTAAAGTAGGCATCACCAAGAATTTCTAGCTTAACATTTTTACTAAAGGTAAAATTCTCTCCTCGATTGGAAGTTGTGGGAGATGCAGACTTGTCGAAATGAATACGAAACTCACCAATTCTAAGCAAGTCTGTGTTAGGTACTGTACCATTTAATTTTGTAACTAAGCATTTACTCATAATTATAATCTCCTATTATTAATTTCTTGTATATTTATAAATTTTATCCATGTTGCCTATGCACTTCTCTATCCATTTTTCCGCTCTATATAGGCTGTCAGCATGTCTGTACTCCTTTATAGGGGAATAAATAGAGATGGCATGTGGTTGATTTGCATCCAATGACTTGGTAGGACTGATGCACTTGAACTTGTAATATCCCTGTACAGAGTTAAGTCCAAAGGAAACTACATCACCTACAGAGTAAGCATGACTGGCATCGAAAGTCTCAGAGGAATCTGTTTCAGCATTGCCTCTCTCATCCCTGATGAGTTCCCAATATTCATCCCTGACAAGGCTATTTGAAATACAAGGTGAGTCAGACCATTTCTTGTATTCTTCCTTGTAGAAGTTTGTGCCTATCCTCATAGTCCAATCTCTCAGCTTACCACATATATTGTCAGCAGTTATGATGTCTGTATCTGCAAGTTCCTTGTATCTTGTATTTAATTCATCTGTGTAATAATTGCAGATATATCCTGTTGGTATATCAAAACTATGACCAAGCATGTGACTACTCAATGGCTCTGAGATTCTATCTCCCTTAAAGAAAGAACCAAAAGACTGGTCTAAGTCATAGGCATTGACCCACCATTTCTTGCCATCATAAGTAGTCCACTGCCAGTTCTTGCCAAAACCATCGCCATTATTTATTATATCCGAGAATATTTGATAGTCAATCCAATTGTCAACATCAAAATATGTCTCAAATACGTCCTTCAATGTCTTTAGGTCTTGCTCTGACTTGCTGGAAGCCTCATAAGTAGTTCGTGCTGCAATCAGTGAAGGCATAACCTCCGATAGGTCTTGGATGTATTTCTTGACTTTGGCTGTCATTTGCAGTGCTTTCTTAATCTTGGCTGATATTGATGTTTCATCAGGAAGTTTTCCATTGGCTATCCATGTGTTTACTTCTTCCTCGCCTGCTATTTCCTCTTGCTTTATATCAGCATCATACTTGTTGCCTCCAATTGCATAGAGTCCCTTGGGGTTGCGTATCTCAAAATCAGACCAAGATATTTTGTCTTTTCCATTGAAGAAGGTCGTTGTATTGAGTGTTCCATCAAGGTGCACATGTTCTGCTGTATCCTTATTCATGTGATAATTGTCACGGTGCTTCTTTAATTGGAAGGAGAATATACCATAGAACTCTCCTTCAAGGTACACTGCCACTGGGAAGCCATCAGGGAAACATCTTGCTCCTGTGTCTGTAAGAAGAGAGTAATCTCCTACGTATGGGTTGTCAAAGCTTTTGGTTGTGATGGCTATCTTTGACATATCAATCAAGGCTTTCTTCCAAGGTCTATCATACATGTTTCCCCTAGTGCGTACAATCTGGTCATAGAACTTATATGACACAGCTCCAACACCACGGAAGAAGTCTGTATAGTATGCCTTCATGTGGAAGCTGTCTTGTGGAACCCATTCACCTATTCGAACCTTTGGAGTATCATCTCCAACCCATTCATCATCACAAAGGTCAATGGCTACATTCTTCTTGACAAAGCCCATTGAGGAGCTACCTTGTGCATTGAGGATAGCGTGCTTCTTAAAGTAGTTGCCTTGCATATCCCAAAACTCCAAGAAAGCCTTCTTGTTCTGCGTCTTGGTGGTAGGCATACTATCTATGTTGGTAATATTGATGATGGCAAAGCGAGGCTCTGGAATCTGAATGAAGCTGCTGTCACTCCAGTCAATAGGAGTTTTTACATCAAAACCATTTGCTTTAAGGGCATCTTGTATGTTGTTGACACTATTGCCTTGAAGGTTTAAATTGGAGACATTGAGTTTTTCAACTTGCATATTCTCCTCATGCTTCACTCCTTCTGAATCACGATAAGATAAGACCTTACTATCAGCATCAGTTGTTATCTCTGTCCTACCTTCTTTGTCCTCAATGGTGGAGTGTGCCTCCGCAACATCAGAATTTATGAGAGATTTTCCATCCTCCTTGTCAACTTTTGCATCAATGGTCTCAGACTTCATGTTGTAGGCATAGTGGCTACCATCTGGATTTGTGGTAGAAAGTACTCTACCGTCTGAATCAGTCTTAGCTGCAAGATACTCTGGGTTTTCTTGAAGTGAGAACACTGAAAGGAACTCTGAAATATTAGTTTCCAAAGTACTAACCTTGCCTTGAAGAGTTGTGATGTTATTGGTGTTTGTCTTTATGCTATTATTGTGCCCATTCACTTTATCTTGCAGTGAAGCCAAATCTTCTTGGAGTTTTGAAACAACCTCTTTGAGAGCATTGACTGCATGAATCTCACCAATAATTTCTCCATCTCTTCTGATACCCAACAATACATGGTTCTCTGCATCAAGCCAGACAATATAGAACTCCTCATTTTGCTCCACATGGTACATTTCATTGAGAGGTAAGTATGGCTTGCCTGTCTTTCTGTAGATACCAAAGAGAAGCCTGCCCTCGCTATCTGTGATGGCTTTGATAAACTCTTTGTTCTCTATTACTTTGAAGTATTTATCTACTGGTGTCTTGAGGGCATTCTTATTGATAAACAAGCCTTTGACTATAGCTTTCTCGACAGTAGCCATTCCTTCAATCTGATAATGACCTTGAACAAAGTTGAAAGTATACTTTCGTAAATCAATACAAGCAAATAATTGATAATTCTTAGCTATTGTAATTATTGTATTTGCAAAGTTATCAGACAGGACACTTGGTATAACTACAATGATGTTTGTATTTGGGTATAAGCGTTGAACTTTTCTAATCATCAAATCATAGGAGTCAGAAAATTCATTGACGTTGAGTTTATCCTCTGAAACATCAAAATGCAACTCACCAACAGAAACCCCTCTAAAATAATCATTTGTACCACCATGTATGATGATATAGTCTGGGTCTCCTAGGTTTTCGGCTCTTTGTACAAATGAACTAGTTTCTGTACCACTTATCTTTGAACCAGAGAAAGAATTATTAATCTCTAGCTTGGCATTGCACGCTACAATCAGTCTCATCCACCATGTCTGCTCTACAGAGATAACATCATTAGTGTCATTTGGATAGAATGTAGCATTTCCAGTTGGAATATAGTCCTTGAACGTAGAAAGACTATCTCCTAAAATTGAAATGGTCTTTCCATCTAAATTAACATCAAAGTGTTCTTGTATTGTTGATATATTAGCATTAACTGCATTGATAGAATTAGACAGCTCTTTCTTGGCTGCATTGAGGGCTTCAGTGAGGTCTGTCTTGTCTTGCTTTGACTGATTAATTATCTCTTGCAACTTGGTTCTGATAGGTGCAGGAATGCCCTTGCTCCACTCAATAGAACCATCAAGCTGAATACCAAAAAGTACGTGGTCTTTTGCATCAACAATGAGTTTGAGGAACTCTGGAGACTCTATCTCTCGGAAAGGCAAGGCAAACTGGGAGACTACCTTGTCTTCTGCATCACCTAACTCTTGGGCAATGTTCTCCTTGTCAAACTTCTTGGCAAGAGCTTCATCCATGTCAGACTTGTTAGCTTTCTTGGCTATCTCTGCATCTTGCTCTGTGTTCTTGGAGTTGACCGTGGAAGCATCTGCCTTAGTTGCAATGGTAGCATCCTGAGACTTGTTCTTTGCAGCAAGCTCATCAATGGCTGACTGGGCATTAACTGCTGTCATGCCACTGGTCTCATTGTTGTATGAGACAGCATTGGCTGTAGAGGCACCACCTGTTGTGGAGATGTCCTTGATGGACTGCTCTAGTTGATGGGTCTTGTCGCCAATCTGCTGCAAGTCCTCTTGGTCTCCATCAAGATATACTTGCTTGGCTGAGGCTATCTTGCCTTTCTTGGTGGCAGCATTTATTTCGTCTGTTAAATTTATTGCCATATTGTTATTGTTTTACGATATTACTAAATTCCATGTGTTTGCAGTGAGAGGATTGATGGTTCTGTATGCCTTGAAGCTGCCTAGGCTATTGGTAATAGTCTGAGGAGATGCAAGGGTTACATCAAATCCTGCACTGGTCACTCTACTTATTGTGAGGTAGCTTGGTACTACTAGCCAGATGTAATCATTATCCTTGGTTGTTACCTTTGGATTGAATGATACTCCTGTAGTTGAGACCTTGGTGAGAGAGGATAGCAGCTCTGCGGTCATGGAGGACGCTGAGTAACCACCATAATAGCAGAGGTAGCGAGTGAGAGAAGTGTTCTTGCTGGTTCGTCCTTTCTTGGTAACCTTAAAATTAAAGACCTCTCTTGCGCCTTTTATTTCAGTTACAAAAGAGCCATTTGCAACTGGTGTGCTAGCAAGAACTCCTTCAACAGAATCATCATTGATACGCTTTGATACAGATAATGTATCTGGCATGAAAGGCTTGCCATCGCTGCTTACCGAATACTTGACCTCTGTCTGCATCTTTGAAACGTCTTGGTTTACGGTCAGACCTAACGTGATAGGATAGACGGTATCGTTCAGCTTGGCTAGGCTCTGGTCGATGTCCTGAATCATTTCCACCATATCATCGGGAAGACCTGTAGCAGCCTCAACTGTCTTGCGAAGCTCTGGGTCTAACTTATCTTTGGTCAGCGTATCGGGGGCTATCTTGTCGTTGGTTACTGAGCCGTCCTTGATGTTGTCGGTCGATACGGAATCGGGGGATAGTTTAGCGTTGGTGACGCTGCCATCCTTGATTTGCTCTGTATCTACTGATTCGTCTGCCATCTTATCCTTGGTAATGGATTGTCTCGCTACCTTGTCTGTGGTAACACTCTCGTTGGCTAGATGCTTGGTCTCCACGTTTGCCTCTCTGAGGACACGACTGTCAACTGACTGGTCGCCCAACTTTTCGTTGGTGATAGCTTTCTCCTCCACCTTCTCGGTTGTTACGGCTCGGTCGTTCAGTTTCTCGGTGATAACTGATTTGTCCTTTAACTTGTCGTAGGTGACAGATGAAGGAGACAACTTGGAGTTATCTACCGATTGGTCGGCAAGTTTCTCGGTGGTGACGTTTTGGTCAGCAATCTTGGAAGTAACTACCGATGACTCGGCTAGCTTTTCGGTCGTCACGTTACCGTCTGCTATCTTTGGGGTCTTGATCGCTCCATCGGGTAGTTTGTCGGTACTTACTGCACCATCCGCCAACTTCTCGGTCGTAACATTGCCGTCACGAATCTTGACGGTGGTGATAGCTTGGTCGTTGATGTCGTCTGTCTTCGTCATCGGCACCTTGCTACCTAGTTTAATATCGTCTCTAAATGTAGGCATATTTGATTTCTTTTGGTTGTGAAGAGGTGAATAACTGAATCTTTATGGTCTCTGGCATTACACGGATGCGAAGCTTGAACTCGGTCGTGTTCTTGTGTGGACAGAGGGGAGCCTTGGGCTTTCTGCCATCGCCACAATCTTGGCGAATGACAAGCTTGCCTGGAGTTTGCAAGGTAACCATCAGATAGATGTCACGATGCAAGGTAATCTCTGGAGATACCCATGCAAGCTCTTCCTCGCTATAGTTGGTTGATACATACTCCATACTACTTTATTACTTTGAGGTTTGACTTACGCCCAGCTGCTGCAAGGCAATCGTGTACATCTGGCTAGCCTTGGTATCATTGTAGGCAGAGAGCAACAGGAAGGCGAGATAATGGATGAATGCGCCCTTGAAGGTGTCGGAGATTTCCACCGTCTTCTCCTCACCGTCAGATGTTGTGAGGTCGGTCGGCACTCCCACGTAGGAAATGGTAACGGAACCATCGTCTGATGGCTTTGGCTGAATGAGCACTTTGAGCGGATTGACTCGCATGATGGCTGCTAGCGGTCTATCGAAAGTTCCCTTGGCAGTATCATCGAACATCATCAAGGCTTCATCGTCTGTATCTTCCACTGGCACTACTGCCTTGTGCCATCCCTTGCCTCGAACACGATTGATATTGAAAACAGAAACGCTCTCTGGCATTGTGATAACCCCTATATCCTCGCTATCCTCGTAAGATTCCACCTGTATGGTTGTGGTGGTAGATGCTGTAGATGAAACGCTCTCCTTCTTGGATTCCGTGGAAGAATCCTCGTTCTTCTTGGTTGTCGTGGTAGAACCAGAGAGTGCGGAAGAAGATGTGGCGGTGATGGCTATCCAATGCAGAGCATCTGGAATGTTCGCCTCTATGATATTGTCCATATAGGAATCGTCCTTCTCATCCGTGACTTCTGCCAAGTCCGAGATATTGTTGGATTCCTCGTCTATGCGCCAACGCACTTCCTTTATGATGTCAGACACTTTCATTTCACCTTATTATATATATTGTTACTCGTTGTAGTCTGGGAAGATGATTCCCGACTTTGAAGCTTGGTTCATCGCCTTGGCAAGCGTTCTGTAATCCTTACCGAAACGCTCGTTGACGTAAGCAATAACATCAGCGGCGGTACGGATATTCTTTACCTCCTCGGTTGGCTCCTGCTTCTTCTCGGTCGGCGTATCATCCACTACATCGGATGGCTCGGTGATGGAGCTAACCAATGAGACCAAACCTTGCTTGCACAGTTCGCTGCTTTCGAGCAAGTCCTGATAAAACTTATTTTTCAAGATAAGCTCTGGCTTACGCTTGGTTACTACATTTCCTCGCTCGAAGTTGAAACGAACCGTCAAGCCATTCTTTCCTTGAAGAATATGACTTACCGTATTTCGGTTGGCGTTGTATCTATATGTTTTAATCATTTTGCTAAATCTTTATTTGGAGCAACAAGGAACTAGGGGTTGGCTAGTCCTTGTTGTTTGATATATATAACTAGGCTGCAATGAGCTGACCCGAGAAGATTTCCCATTTACCACCCTTGTAGATGTAGATGTTTTCCTTCTCGTACTTTGTGCTACCACTATCCGATGTCGTGTCGGTATAATCGGCAGTCAAAGCTACAATCATACCCTCATGTGGTGTCTTAGGGAGCGTGCTCAAAGAAACGATGTTGTTGATAACACCAGCTGCACCAAGCGTAGAAATCTTGTTCTCTGGACCTACGAGAATGCTGTTGTAGCCACGGAGAGCTACGCAGTCAGCCTCCCAATGCATGTAACGCTTAGCCAAACGTGGATCGTAACCATCCTTAGAAAGGTCGTTGGTCTTCTCCTTGCCCTTCTCCTTGACGTAGTGGCGAGCACCCTTGAAGTCAGCGCCAATCATGCAGTCCTCCAAATCCATGTAGTCGAGTGTGCTATCCCAAGCAAAGTTGAGCGTACCATAACTGCACTTGAAGCGGTTGAAGGTAATATCGAACTCCTTAACTGTATCGAACATTACATCACGACCCTTTGGAAGTTCAATCTTCATCAGTCGCTCAATGGCGTTCTTACCGCAGAAGAGATACATTTCATCAGACTCGGCAAAGTCGGTGAACATCAACTTGGCGATGGCGATAAGGTCGGCGAAGGTATAGGTATCTCCGATGCCATAAGAGTTGGTCAACTGATTGATGATACCCTCGGCAGAATAAGCATATTCCTGTGCGCCGTCCTTGGTCTCCATCAAGAACTTCAATTTGGTGCCATAGAGATATGTGCGTTCCTGACGAAGCAAGAAGTTAGTAAGAGCATTCTCCTTCATGTCAGCAACGGTGTGAGGTGCCTTCTTCTTAATCTTCTCAAACTCCTCGGTGAAGATGATGGAGAATGCACGTTTCTGCAAGTACACCTCCTCTGAACGAGGCTGGTAGTTCTCTGGCGGAACCTGCATCTGGCTCTCAGAGAGGATGGTTGAGGCGCAGAGAATGCGACTGTTGGCAGGAATTGCAGGACAACCCATCGTGTCGAGTGTCTCACCGATGGTGCCTTCTGCCTCGGCTGGACCATTGAGTGCCTGCAAGGTGACCTCGTCCTTGGTCTTGTCGATAACCAAGAGATTCAAGCGACCCTTCAACTTGGTCTTAGAACCTTGAGCGTAACCAGCTACAGAAGGAACGATAACGGTACTACCCTTGTAGAGAGGGAGCAGAGAGCCTGAGAAGTTAGACTTGCTGAGTTTGATGACACTACCTGCGCCTACAGCTGTAATTTCCTTAGTAGTCATACCGTCAAGTGTATCACCACCGACACGTGCGTGCTTCTTCTCGTAGCCATTACAAGGAACCGTCTTGGTAATCTTGCGGATAATCTGCAACAATGGAGTCTTGAAAGGACGATACTTCTCTACCTCACTTTCCCAATCCTCTTCGGCAAGTCCACCCTTGCGAATCTGGGTTGCGGAAGCCTGTGTGCCAGTCAAGTCCTGACCCTCGGCTTTGCCTCCAGGCGCAATTAAATCTGACTTATTTGTGTCAACAGGCTCGGTAGCTGCATCTTCCTTGGATGAAGGCTCATGACCCTCATCGCCTATTTGCGTAGTTGGCTCGGCTGTATCAGCCATTGCCATCAAGCCACCGCCAGTGACCACAGCAAGAAGCATCAGAATCATCTTACAGATGAACTGACCACTAGAAAAATAATTAATTACTTTCTTCATCTTTTACTTATATTTATGGATTAATATTACTTAATAGGTAAGACCCTCAAAGAAACCGCTCTTCTTTTCGCTCTTCTTGGTCGCTGGCTTGTTACCTGCACCAGAGCTAGAGAGTGAAGGAGGGATGCCCTCGGAAGCGGACGAGCGAACCTTATTCTGAATCTTCTCGTTTCGAGCTTGCATGGCAGCCTCGTCTCGGGCGGAAGAAATGTCGGAATCGTAATTGTTGGCATTGTGAAGCATCTTCCAAACGTCATCGGGAATGTCGCCGCTCTCCACTTGGTCGTGGATTTCGTAAATCTGGCTCCACATGTCCTGTGCCTCGTCTGGGTAAAGCTTAATAAGCCGCTGCAAGGACTTCTTCATGTTCTCGCCCACTCGCTCGGAAGCCTCGTTCTGTTCCGTTACTGCCTCGTTGTGCTTGGTGAGAATGTCGGCGAGTTTCTTGCCACCCTCAGGATCATCGAGTAACGTACGAATGTCAATGCCCAAGCGAGCCATGGCATCAAAAGGATTATCCTCAGGATTCTTTTCCATATCCATGGCGAGAGCTGCCAACCACTTGTGCTTATCGAACACCTTGGAAAGTGCCTGACCGCTCTCCTCATAGCGAGAAAGAAGGTCGGCATCATCATTCATTGCACCATAGCGTGCTTCCTTATCCTCGAAGTCAACATCTGAGTGTCGCTTGGCGAAACGCTTGGAGAACGCCGTGCGGTTAGGTCGCTCATCTGCTGGAGGTGTAGATTCGGAAGACTGAGCAGGTGCAGCAGCCTCGGCTGTACCATCTGCATTCTGTTTTGCTTTTTCTTCTTCTGTCATTTTTTTTGAATCAATTATCTACTATCGTAGAAATTAAACATTTAAATTTGCCGCAAAGATGCAAAGAAATGAAAGGCATTTTACCGATACCACGATTCGCAATTATGGGTAATCGTGGTATCGACAAAGAAAGGTTCAAATTGGGGTATTTTTGCGCAATATTATTAATAATGTGTAAGAATATATGGCAAAAGCAAGATTACTGACACTCAGCGAGGTGATGCCACAGCATAACAAGTACGACTCGGTGAAGGCTCGCAAACGCCGACAAGAGCACGGCAAGGACTGGGAGCTTCTGACCCGATGCCGAAATGCTTGGAACAACCTTAGCGGTGTGCGTGAGACCAGAGCGAGAACCATGAGATACTGCAACGGTGACCAATGGAGCGATACCATCAGAGTGTATCACAACGGCTATTGGGAAGAAATGAGCGAGCGCACATATATGGAGAAGCGCAACCAGACCCCGATGAGCAACAACATCATGGTGAGCATCTTGGAATCAATCACAGGTCTATATGCCAAGCAAGGCACAGAGCCTGTCTGCTTTGCGAGGGACAACGACTCCAGACAACTGAGCGACATGATGAGCGCCACGATGCAATGCAACTGGCAGACCACAGGCATGCAGGACTTACTGAACCACTTTGTAAAGGACTACCTGCAAGGAGGAATGATGGTGGCTAGGGAGAGCTGGGAGGACAGGGAGCTGGAAATGCCCGACTCTTGGACAGACATGATGGAGCCGGACCATGTATTTTTCGAGTGCGGAAGCGACCCAAGACACAACGACATCAGCTTGATAGGATGCTTGCACGATGTAAGCCGAGAAGACCTTTACCAGAAATTCGCCAAGCAGGAATATGGCTTGACGGAAGATGACCTGAATGTAATCTTCGATATTCATCAAGCAGAGGATTATGGCTACGGATATGAGTTTAACGAGGAGAAGGACTTAAACAACCTCAGCTTTGATTTCTCCAACAAGGGAAGACACTATTCGAGGGTGATTGAGGTTTGGACGGCTGAGACCAAGCCAAGGCTGCAATGCTTCGACCCGATAGCCACTAGTACTAACAATGCCTACTTCCGCATAGACCTCAGTGATACGGCTATGATAGCCAAGCTAAAAAGCGACAACGAGAAACGCAAGCAGCAGTATGACGAAATGGGCGTGCCCGAGAACGAGCGAGCCTATATCAAGTCGGAACCCATCGCCGATAAGTATTGGTTCTATACCTTCATGGCACCAGACGGAACCGTGCTCTGCCAAGGAGAAACACCCTACGACTACAAGAGCCATCCTTTCACCATCAAGCTCTATCCATACATCAACGGCGAGATTCACCCATTTATGACGAACGTGATAGACCAGCAGCGATACATCAACCGATTGATCGTGATGAACGACATGGCTATACGCAGCAGTTTCAAGGGATTCAAGATGATACCTACCACCGTGCTGAACGGCAAGAGCCCGCAAAAATTCATGGAGGAGGCAGTGGAATACGATGGATGGATATTCTACACGCCTAAGCGAACGATGCCGAACGTGAAGCCAGAGATTATCACTTCGAACGCCGTGAACATAGGCACAAACGAACTCCTACAGATAGAGTTGAACCTTATCAGGGAGGTGACGAACGTGAGCGGTGCCTTGCAGGGAAAGACCCCAAGCGCAGGAACTTCGGCGGCAAGATACGCACAAGAAAGCCAGAACGCAACCACCTCGCTCTTCACCATCCTCTCTGACATGGAGATATTCACAGAAAAACTGGCAATGAAGAAATGTTCCACCATTCAGCAATATTACGAGGACGGAAGAAAGATTTTCGACAAGGACGGTCTGAACATCTATAAGTACGACCGACTTTCTGCTAGGGATATTCACTTTAAGATTAGCATCAAGAACGCCGCTGCCACGGCTGCATACAACACGATGCAGAACGATGAGCTAAAGGAATTGCTCGGCATGGGTGCCATCAACCTTGTGCAGTACTTGCAGAACGTGAACGAGCCATACGCCGACAAGTTGCTGGCTAGCGTGCAGGAGCAGCAGGCTCAGCTGGAACAGATGTATGCACAGCAACAACAGATGGCTATGCAGCAAGGCGGCGGACAGGTGGACGAGAACGGCATTGTGCAGGGCGCAGACCAGAACGCCGTAAATCAATTCTTCAATGGTTACAATCAAGTAGCATAAAGTATGGCAGGAATCATTCAAACGATAACAGTAAATTACAGCGACCTCAAAGACGAGGTAAGAAGAAGCCTCTCAATTATCGGAAAGAGGACGGCAGACAAGCAGGGGAATATCTTGTTTGCAAGTGTAACCTTGACTACAGCCGAGGAAGACATCCTGAAGTCGTATCTAAAAGAAGCCATGGAGTCTTTCGTAAGCAACTTTTCCGACTTGGCAATTTGCTATATGGATAACGACTTCAATGTAAACATCGTGCTGACTCGCCGAAGGGCTAAGACAGGGCTTGTCGATGCCATAGCTAGCAATTTCAAAAGCTATGCTTCTTCCTATGTTACCTATCAAGTAACCAGTGTAACTGCACCAGATATAGCCAAGAAATATGCAGAGAGTATGACCGATAAGCTGAATGAGGCTATCAAGCTGATTTATGCAGTAGAGCCACCTTCGCCTAGCGGCAAGACCTTGCTAGATATGACAGGGGAAGTGATATTGGATAACAAACCAGTGGTATTAAAATAAGTAAAGACTATGATTATAAAATTTCAAATCGTAAAGTCGGCAGTCCTCAACGAGGTCAAGAACGCCACCTTCTTGAAAGCAAAGGTGGACGGTGCGACCGATGACAAGGCTATCAAGCTAAGTTTTAACGAGGCAGCAGGTACGGAGGACGTGCATGAGCAGACCCTTACGCATGACTTCCAGACTGCCCTAGAAATGGTGAAGACCATCCTCGCCGACTACATCGTATCGAACGAGCAGACCATGGGCGACAACATCATCTACTACAACGACAAGACGGACGATGTGGTGGAGTTTACGCTGAACGCCTCTAGAAGATGCAACGGAACGCTGACCGACACGCTAGCCAGAATGGTAGCCAAGTATGTGGAGGACTACATGATATTCCAGTGGTGGGTGAAGACCACCAATCAGAAGCAAGCCGAGCCATACCAAAGTTTCATGACGATGGACGAGCAAGCCATCAGAAGATGCTTTGTGCTGAGTGGTCCAGTGCTGCCAACGGTGCCTTACACGCAACATCTTTCCGCCAAGGTGGATGGTAGCGATGCGGACGGCGGAATCACTATTCGCATAGACGAGGATGACGTAACCCTGTCTTACAGCATAGACGATGGAGCCATAGATGATATTGAGGCACGAAGCAACGACAATAGCATCTTGGAAGTTCACCGCATACAGGAACCTCAAGCCTTCTGGTTGAAGCCAAAGAACACAGGCGTGGCATACGTAACATTGTTCTCCAGACACAGCGACAAGCTGAGCGTGGAGGTGGAAGTAACCGTAGCAAAGGAGGTATAATATGGAATTTAACCCATTGCACCCAACGCATATTTTGAGAGAGCGAGGATGGAAGCAAGAGCCTAACCCATTCTTACCTCGTCCGCCGAAACCTGCACACATCTACTTTGACAAGCATATTTTCATCTATGCCAACCAAATATGGTACGACATTGATGCCACCACGAATATGATTGGCAGGGCGAGACGGGGAAGCGACTCAAAACAGGATGAGATTATCCCGACTAGCGAGAACGACAAGGAGCGACCGATATTCTACCGATGGTTCGACAAATATCTTAAGAAGGTGGAAGGGATGCTTTCTGCCTACATCATGAAGCCAGAAGGCAGGGTGAGAGACAACGCCTTGAACGAATGGGAAGAGAAGGAAATGTGGCTGAGGATGCCCGACTCTTGGGACGATGCCCGATTTGACGAGCTGGTGCAGAACATTCACCATTATATTTCGACCGGTGCTCTGTATGAATACTTTATGCTCACGCTGACAAGCAAAGACCCTCTGACTGCCGACAAGGCTCAGCAACTGGCAGATGACGAACTCGACATCATAGATGCGGCTAACGCCACCAAGGCAGGAAGCTTGGTGCATCCGATGAAACCGTTCGGGTAATGTTTAGTGTGTAGTGTTTAATGTTTAATTAGAACGATGGATGATTTCGATTTTCAGACCGTAAGGGAACTTAAGAAGGAAAGGGCAGAAAAGGCAAAGGCTGTACTACCTGTAAAGAAGAGCGCACAGAAGGAATTTCTGCGTGACTTCTTGGCTCGCCATCAAGAGAAATTTGAGGAGAAGATGAATGAGCTAGCCGAGTACGACCCTAAGACCTACGTAACCATCTACAAGGACTTGATGAAGCACATGATACCAAAGCAGAGCGAGGTGAGCGTGACGCATGGACTGGATGAGGACTTCAAGCAGCTTGCTGCGATGGGTATGACGAAGGTGAGCAACGACAAGGCTCTGGACATGGAGAGCGTACCTAAGATACAGGACGCTGACTTTGAGGAGCTAAATGACTTGGGAAATGGCACAGGTAACTGAAAAGGAAATAGATGACCTCGTACTGGAGAACCGAGCAAGGTACGAAGAGATATACGGAACTTATAATCCGTGGACAGGTGAAAACTGCTACGACATGGAGCACAGGGAACTGTTGGAACTGCCCGACTTCATGATCAAGAAGATGTGGGTACCAAGGGAATGTATGCGTACCTTATTATATAGGGGACTCAAACAAGTGGGCAGCTTGAAGCAATACATCATACAGGTGTGGGGACGAGAGTATAACGAGAAAAGCTATTACACCAAGCAGCTCATTATGGTGCTGACCTTCGAGATTATGAAGGTTAGATTCAGGGAAGACCCCGAGTTTGCGCTATATGCGACCGACAAGATTGAGGATAAGGTGACAGGTAACATGATACCTTTCAAGCTGAACTATCCTCAGCGAAAGCTATTGAAGATATTCGAGGACTTAAGAACGAGTGGAGCCGCTATCAGAGTGGTGATTCTGAAAGCCAGACAGTGGGGAGGCTCTACCTTGACCCAGCTCTACATCAAATGGCTGCAAGACTTTCGCCGAGACGGATGGAACGCCATCGTGCTAGCCCAGCAGAAGAACACGGCGAAGAAAATCAAGGCTATGTATCGAAAGGCTCTGGAGCATCAACCAGGGTGGACACTCGGACACAGCGGTGCGAAGCTGCAATTCTCGCCTTATGAGAACTCGCCTGACGACTTCCAAGTTACGGATGGCATAAGGGCGATAAGACGAAGCACCCTGACAGTGGCATCCTTCGAGAACTTCGATTCGGTGCGTGGTAGCAACTTCCACTGCGCCCACTATTCGGAGGTGGCTTACTGGAAGAAGACCCCAGAGCACGACCCTGAGGGCGTGATTTCGTCTATCTCTGGTGGTATCAGAAACCAAGAGGACAACTTGGAGGTATTCGAGAGCACAGGAAAGGGTAACTCGGGATTCTTCTACGAGAAGTGCCAACTTGCCATGGACCCGAAGAACAACGATGCTTACTCCTTCCTCTTCATCCCTTGCTTCTTCATAGAGCACGACATGGAGGAAGTGAAGGACGAGCGAGCCTTTGCCCGATGGCTCTTGCAGAACAGAGACAAGACCACCAACCCTAAGGGCTACCGAGAGACAGGCAAGTTCTTCTGGAGAATGTGGGAGAAGGGCGCTTGCTTCCAAGCCATCGAATGGTACAGGAATTTCCGCAACAAGTTCACCACTCATTCCTTCTGTGCCACCGAGGCACCAGTAGATGAGGAAGATGCCTTCCGTAACTCTGGTAACTTGGTATTCAATCCTTATTCGATAGACGACCTACAGAAGAAGTATAAGCGTGAGCCTCTCTATACGGCGGACATCATGGTGAATACAGCAGTGAAGAACGACCAGACCATCGCCAAGTCGAAAATCAGCATACGAACCGACGGCATGGGCGACTTGAAGATTTGGGCGGTTCCAAACGTGCTGCAAGTAGAAAACAGATATGTGGTAAGCGTGGATATTGGCGGAAAGAGCACGACATCGGACTACACCGTAATGACCGTGATAGACCGTTTTGGCATGATACCGACCATCAAGGGCAAGCCTAGGGTGGTGGCTAGGTACCGAGGTCACGTAAGGCACGACAAGCTGGCATGGATGGCTGCGGCTCTGGCTCACTACTACGATGATGCCATGCTGGTGATTGAGAGCAACACTGCCGACCGAGAGAAGAACAACAACACGGAAGGCGACCACTTCGGAAGCATTCTGAACGAGATAGCGGACTACTATGATAACCTGTATCAGCGCACAACCAGCCCAGAGGACGTGAGTGATGACGTACTGGCTAAGTATGGATTCCAGACCAACAAGCTAACCAAGGGATGGGTAATCGACAACCTAGAGCAATTTGTGGACGATATGCTTTGGGATGAGCCTGACAAAGAAATGTATCATGAGCTGAGAATCTATGAGCGACATGACGATGGTAGCCTTGGCAATATCGTAGGCAACGGAAACCACGATGATGTATTGATGAGTACAGCCATCGGTCTCTGGGTTAGTGCCAACGACATGGAGAAACCTCAATGGAAGAAGAAAGACAAGTTGAGTTACGGAGGCGATGGTGTTCACTCGGTAGCCAAGATATAAGAAGAATCCCCACCATGCTATCACAGCTGAGTGGGGATTTTGTTATGAACAACATAAATTTAAAATAAATAAACAATCTTTCAACAAAACAAGAAAAACAACTATCACAATTTATCTAAGAATTTATCCAAATCTTTTGCATACCAGAACTTCTCGGTGAAGCCCTTTCGCTTCTTGCCTTCTGGAAGTCTGCCCTCCTTGACTAACCTTCGGAAGGTGGAAGGACGAATGCGAGTGTAGGAACATGCTTCGGCAAAGCTCATTCCCTCATCCTTGTTGGCGATCATGTGGAGGAAATCGAGCATCATAAAATTTTGAAGTTTGTTCGTGAGGCATCTGCCCGAGCGAATACGGTCGTGCAACTCCATAAGTATGGAATCAATAGCCTCCAGTTCCTTTGAAATCTCAGCCATAAGCTAGCACTTTTTGTTGTGATACCACCAAATGAGGGTTGACACTCCAAGGACTAACGCCAAGAGAATACAGATAATAGATGCCCTACCGATGTCCATCAGTCGCTGTTCGTTCTTGGTGAGCGTTCTCTGCACAGGATATGGGACGGAAACGGAATCTTGCTTGATGATGGTATCTAGCTTCACCTTATATATATTATGGTAGCGGTCACGGAAGGTTATCTTCGTGTGGTAGATAGTATCGCCCTTCTGGTACATGAAAACGGAATCTTTTAGATATACGCTATCCAACTTGTGGAAGGTATCGGTGTGGTTCACGTATTCGGTGTGATACTCTGGCACCTTGATATACTCTTTGCTCTTGCAGCCATACAAGAGAAAAATGAGAAGCAAACCTAGCAGAGCACCAATTGCTTTTGTCCATATATTTACATCATACCATTTCATACGCACAAAACCTTTTTACATTTATCCGTCCACTTGGTTCGCTCGGAAAGTCCGTTGGTTCCACCATTGACTTTCTTTGTGACCTTCAATATATCATCTTTGTCGGCGAGGGCATTGAGACCTTTCTTCCACCAATACCACATGCCGCTCTTGACTGAGCCATTTTGAGTTTCGAGCAGTTCGGGTTGACTCATGATGTCGCCCTTGCAGAAGCCTGAGTTTTGATAAGCTTGGTAGTTGGCTCGTCCGGTCAACATCAAGAAACCTCGTCCACGATATTTGAGTCCATCGCCTTTCTGGGTGTTGCCTAACATCTTGGCAAGGTTTCCTTTGTCGTACTTGGAGAAGTAAGCTGGTTTGCCCACCTCCTTAAGTTGTCTTAATCCATTGGTTTCGTGCAAAACCTGTCCTAAGAAATATGCCATGCGAAGAGGTGTGTTAATCTCGAAGGTGTCCGCCCACATATTGATGTAATGCAAGTATCGGTCAACACGATTGGCATCACCGACAATCTCCAACATTTGTGCTCTTGTTATCTTCATGCCTGTTCCTCCTCTGCCTTTGTTTGCTTCAAAATCTCAATCATAGCCTTGGCTATATCATCTTTGTTCTCTAGGAGAATGCTAACGGTGCGTTCCTGTTTCCGAATCTCTGCCTTTTGCCAGCTCTTCTCTCGAACGCTAACAAACTCGCAGAACACGCAATATCCTGCCCACAGCATCGAGAAGATAGGTACAGGGCAGTTGGCACAAGCGGCGATGATGTCGATGCACACAGCTACCATGAAGGGTGAAAAGTACTTGCGTGCCTTGTCGCACGTCTTCTTGAATCCTCGGCTGGTGGTAGCCTCGCCGTTCTCCTTGGCTTTCTTGATGCCAAAGAAGAGGTCAACGCCCATGGAAACAACAAGAGCACCCATACAGAGTGCGATGATCAACGCAACCCTATATAGGTGCTCCTGAAGGAATGTTTGAAATATCTCTGTCATATATACCATTAATGTTTTGATTAATGGCGACAAAGGTAAATGATACTCCGATATGTTTTTCCGATACCACGACTACCCTGCTGTAACATACCAAAATATCTTGTCGGTGGGGTGATTGGTGTCCTCATCAGAGAGAAAACTGACAGAAAGGTCGGTTATCTTGTTGATGACAGACTGCTCCGTTCGAGACCATTTCCTAACAAGTTCGATGTGATTGGAATAGACTAGGTTCATGGTGACGGCGAAGTCCCATAAGTTGTAGTCTGGGATAGCATCGGCTACCTTCTCGTATTCCTCCCTGACCTCCTCGTAGGAGAAGTATGGCGCAAAAGCCTTCTCGGTGTCGGAACGATAGTAATACATCTGTGCTATGCAACCTCTGGCTGATATTTCGTTGAAGTGGCTATTGCCGCTCATAAAGTAGTCTAGGGTTCGCATGGCAGACTCACGCTGAATGTTATCGAAACCACACTCTCCATTCTCTAACATTCGCAGGGCATTTCTTGCCTTCGATAATAATGCTAATGATTCCATAAGCGTATATGATAAGGGTTAATACTATCAAGAAGTAGTGGGCAGGAAGCTGCTCGGGTGTCATGAACCAATGCTGGTACCACAGTCGGATGGCATTGATGCCTATGAAGTAGTAAAACGGAATGCGGATAATCCAACACCAGTGAAAGAAATAGCTCACAGGTATCATGGCAAACGGCATATACAGATAGCATAGCACGTACATCCAGATTACGCAACTGCCATTATCATCTGTATCGAGGATGGTAGGTCTCGGATAATTGCTGTAATCATATACACCGTACCAGTGGCTTAGCATCAGAAGAAATGGTGCCAGCCAAGACAGGAACTCATAAAAACAATAAATCTTGCGGCTCAGTATTACGCTACGCACGGCTTGCCGCTCCTCTTCCGTAAGAGGTGAATCGTTCTTTTGCTTCATATTACTTACGTTTTAAAAATAATTATGTAGAATTAATTACTAATTCCAGCTAAATATAGGTTAAATGTATTAATCTTCTGCAAAATTAAGCATTTCTAGACAAAAAGGAACATTTTTATGGTAAAAAGTTAAATATTACTATACAATTTGGATATTTTCTAAATAAGTTGTATATTTGCATCATCTAAACAGACAAGTGTATGGTGAGAAGAAAATTTGAGTTGACTTGCAAGATGCGAGAAGACCTAATGGAGGCTTATCGGGAGGTCTATACCAAATGCCGCACCCAGAGGGAGGCTTATGAAAAGACCGTTACCCATCCTGCCCCTCGCTTTTATGTTACCCCCAAACAAGCATACGACATGTTGCGACCAATGGTTATGGGCGACATTTCCAAGCTAGAAAAGTTGTCGCCAAAGATTCGGAGCATGTATTTGGAGATGTTTAAGATATTAAACCAAATGACCCAAAAGCAAGAGTTTATGGGCAAATCGCTCTGGTTCATCTGTCAGTTCTTGGTCTCTCAGCCGGCATCAGAATTTTATATCAGCGCAGATACGTTTAAAGATATTTTCCCCTCATTAAAGAAATATGGAAAAAATTACCATTTCGAGGATATTAGGTCAAGACGGAAAAATAAGGAACTTAAGGGTTAAAATGGTTCTTATCTTGGCTTGCATTGGTGGATATTTCCTGCATACTGGATTCTATGATGGGTGTCCATGGTGGAATCATCTGGTGTATAGCTTCTGCCATGCGAATGTGTTTCATCTTTGCATCAACATGATGGTGCTCTGGAGCATCAGGAATAAGATTCCTCTGGCTGAGGCTTTCGGGGTGGCTGTAGTGGCTAGCTTTCTGCCGATGTATGTGGATGGTGAGACGATGGGGCTTTCGGGGTTCTTGTTTGGTGCTTTTGGGATTATGTGGGGAAGAACAGGAAAGTGGAAGGATGCCTTCGTAAAGGCGATGCCATTCATCGTTTGCACCATGATCGTGCCGAATGTGAACGGACTTCTGCATCTTTGGTGCTTCTGGTTAGGATATATAGTTGGATTTCTTCGTAATGTGTTTCATAAGTTTTTAAGGTTTAAGTTTTAGTTGAAATGAAAAAGGCGACCGCTCGTAATGAGTAGTCGCCTTTGTGGTTTTGATGGCTAGTTCTGCCCTCGGAGCAGAGAACGGCGGTTTTGGATGGTTACCGCTGTGCCTTGAAAGGAATCACAAGCCTTGAAGTCGGTGAGGGTGTACTTAAAGGTGAAGTATGCCCACGGCTTGCCAAAGAGTGAAGGTAGTTTGCACCACTGCTTGCCGGCGTTGTTGTTGGCGAGAATATCCAAATGCAACTTTCCTTGCTCTGTTCTACGGAAGTGCTGGATTGCTCGAAGGCTTTTCAGTATGAGTGAGCTACCTAGCTTCATCGGTCGAGTGATAATGGTGCCGCTATACAGGTTCTCGTCCTCATTAACATCTGGCTTATCTGTCAGCGAATACACATTTCCATCGGTATCCTGTATGAGGTTGTCGGGGTAATCATTTACTACTGCCTGGGCTACGATTCCGCTGTTATCAAGGGCAAAGGTTTGGTCTTCCATATTATATATGTATTGGTAGGACTTATCCTTGCCGAAAATGCGAAGGAGCGATGCTTGATAATCGTAGGCGATGAGGCAATCCTTCAAGAACTTAACAATACCTGCATGGTCGATATGTTCCAACACAAGCGGTTCGCCATCGGCGCTGAAATAATTCAAATCGTCTGGCAATCTGCCTCCGAGTTGTCGGCTCACACAAGCAGACGTTCCGCCGCTCACTGCCATCAATCCCTTCTTGGAGGTAAAGAAGATGAACTTGTCGGTCGGTGTGAATGGAGAGTTATCGTTAGCCACGTCTCGGGAGACAGGATAGGCTGCGGAATACAATCCCTCAGAGTTGACAGAGAGGGCATAGATGCCTTCGGTGGTGAATACCAACAGAGGGAACTGACCGAACTGTCCTTGACTGACAGCATCGGTATTGGCTGTGATGCCGAGTATCTTGCCTGTGCCTACAGTGTTGTCGCCAGATGCCTCGAAGACAAAAGGGTTGTTGACATTTGATGTGTATATCTGCGAATCCATCTCTTCACATGCGTTATCATCTACAGTTGGTAGCTCGATATTATCTTCTATGTTGTAGTTATTTCCAGAAAGAGGCAAGTTTTCGAATGAGTATGAGCCGTTCAACATAGGATGTTGTCTAAGCTGTATTCTTCTGCCTTTACTTACTCCTTGATCATGACGATAGATAATCACCTCTGTTGCATTAGGGTCTGGATAATAAAACCATCCGTCCAATCCATACACATAACCTGTGTCATTAGACTTAACCCATCTATCCATCTTGCTTGAAACGATGTGAACATAGAAAGTAACGTCAATTATATTTCCGTATGGCTCTACATAAGATTTATTTTTCTTTGCGACAAAATAATCGAAACCACGAAAAGGATAACGCTTTATGCCAAAAGAATTTAATCTGTTATTATAAGTAAACATGTTTGTAAAAACGTTCTTAGTCCACCCATAGTAATCATCCTTTGGCAATTGCTCCTGCTCTTCTAGGTTCTCTAGTACTCCATCCTTGATATAGTCTTTTCCTTTCAACCAGTAAAGGAAACTTAATCCTTCTGACGAAGGAAAGAATCCAACACTTCCATCTGTCTTAAGAGATAATAGCTTATAAAATTGTGTTCTAGTAAGAAGCTCCTCTATAATTTCCTTATCACTTTTGTATGTCGGTTGAATAACCGTAGCTGGGTATTTCATACCATGCTCTGTATTTGTGCCCCATTGATATTTCATCTGAACAGGTGTTGCCGCCGTATCAACCTCAATGCTATCTGCGTAAATCTTACCCTGAGAATCGAGAGGAGCAGAAAAGTTCCATGTTTCCTCCAACTTGTAAGGAACGACCTCTTTCGTTGCAAATACCACGAACTCTTTTACTATATCCTTCCATTTCTCCCAGTCCTTAAGGATAGGAGCAAACTCTATGTGTGCAGTTCTTGGGAAATACATAAAATCGGTAACAGCCCAATTGTCAGCATTTGTTTCTTTCCACGTTTTGCTATCTTCGTCATACCACACAGGTACCATATAGACATTCTTTCGAACGCTAGGATAACAGATTATTGGATTAGAAATCTTGGCATAGCTACCATCGTGAAGTTTTAAAGCCACACGAACAAAGAAAGGATGAAGGAACATCTTATTCTTCTTGCATAGTTTTTCAACCTCTCCAATGTGACCTTGAATAGCCTTTTGAGCATTATCCCACTTTTCCTTGTCGGTATATAGCTCGTATTTCTTGTATCTTGTATATATATTACTAGGCACTCCGTCCTTGGTAAATACTTTAACCAATTGCCCATTTTCGTCATACGAGTAATCCTTATCTTGGCTATTTCTCGGAACCAGATACATATCAGAATCTTTGACCAACTCTTTCAATATGCAATTAGTCTTCATAGTTGGTTGGTCGCTAGTACTCTGCAAGCCTATAACAATACCAGGCTCTGGTAAATCCGTACCAAGATCTTGATACTTGTTATTTTTGAATAGCAAGTAATGATTCCCATTCTCTATAGCGCACACCAATGTATTACCAACATGCTTGATGTCTAGCAACTTTGAGCCAAGTTCTATCGTCTGCTTATCTTCCGCTGTGGTGTCTCCACTTTGAGCATAGATGTGGATGAGGAGCTGCTTCTTGTCCTCTACGTAGGTGATAAGGTTTCTGTAGTCTGCCAACTTGTGAACATACACAAGCTTTCCTTCAAGCGGCGTATCGCCTGTGATGCAGAATGGCTTCTGTATCGGCTTCATTTCCCCATCACGGTAGATGAATCCGACAGACTCCATAAGCTCATCGTCTGTACAGATGTTATCACTCGGAATGTTGGTCATTCCCTTGCTGAAACTCAATGTCTTTGTCTCTGTGTTTTGTTCCATATTTTTATTCTCCTAATAATATTTTAAGAAGTTCGTTAAACTTGTTGTCGTACCATCGTGGCTGTGTCTCGTTCTGGTTCTTTGGAGAAACTTGGTTCTCGCCGTAAATGGTTCCCTTGGCAGTGATAACCTTGAACTTGTGAAGCTTTGACTTGCTAATCATTGTAATTTCGTTCATGATTTTATTTATTTTTATTTGTTAAACTTATCGCCTTGGTGATGCGGTGGTCGAACTTGTTTCGATATTTGCATTTAAACCAAGTATCACAAAAATACACACAGCCATACTCATTATATGCTTCCTTATACTTTCTCTTCCAATAATGTGAATTGCTATTGTTTTGAGATTCACTATAAGGGTCGGCTTTCTGTATCTTCTTTGCCAGTCTAATCTTCATAATGGTCTATATTTAATAGGAACATTTTCTAATCTTTTTCTATACCATTCTGCTTTCTTTTCAAGACGAGGTACATTCTTGTTGTGTATAGCAATGTTATATTGAGCTTGCTCATAACCAACAAAAAAGCTATTACATTTGAACTCTGCGAAATTTCTCCAATCTTTGAGGCAATCAAGAAGTTCTTCATATCTCTTTCTATTATAATCTGGAGAAAGGATTTTCTTACGTAATTTTCTAATATGTCTTGCTTTCATATTCTCACTATTTAGCTCGAAGGCTGTTAAACAATCATTCAATCACCTTACTACTAACAACAACTCTATCTCTTCCCAAAAAAGCTCTTGCCTTTTCTAAAGAACTAAATACGGCACTTATCAATACCCCACTGTCTGTTGTAATTGTCATTGTACTCCACCATAATGGAATGCCAAAAAGAGTATTACTTTGCACACAATATCTTTTCTCTCCATTGGAGAGTGTCTCTTCAACTATTCTCTTTGCCATATCTCCTACAATTTAATGTTGCTGTCTAAACCTAATCCGAAGAGAAGGTGCTGGAGTTGGCTGACATAATGGAT